CGTGACCGCCAGCGCGGGGACCCTTCGAAGTGGATCGGAAACCCTACGGGTTTCCTATACATTCTAACCCCGCACGGCTCTATGTTAGAGCCTGTTACATAAGATTTTAAAGTTCAATTATTTTGTACCTATCATGTGTGAGTTTGTTCATATCCGGGTGCTCATTACAAAACACAACCACATGTGGGGTAGCTTCCAGAATTTTAGTTTGAGAGCTATATTTGGGGGAGTAGACCACGCGGTTTTTGAGCATCTCTAGTACTCCATACTGTAGATACTCCATTGATCCTCTAGGGATGTCGAAGACAACGAGTTTAGATCCGACGGAGATAGAGTAGGCGAGGTCATCTCTTTTTCCAACAGACAGGAATTGAGTGTCATCTCTTTCGGTGAGCCAATAGCGACAGAGCCACGATTTTCCTTTATTACCTTCGGGGTCGACGACAAAGATGATTCTTCTATCATCAGCCGGTTGTTCAACGAGGCAGTTGACTCGGTGTTGCCACATTCGCAAGTTCCCTTCCACAAGAGTGGGTCGGTTACCAAAGAGTTCAATGCAGTCCATGACAGCTCCTTTGTACCGGGCAGCAAGGGATGGAAAGGCTTCCCAAACGTCACGTAGCGTGGGCGCTTCGGGCTGGTCTTTAACCCAGTCGCGGAACGTTTCCCATTGGTTGGCCGTCCCGACAAGGGGGATACTTCCATATTCATCAAAGTCTCCATCCTTTTTGCAATAGGTGGCTGCTTGGGTGGGGGTTCCTCTAGCCATCTCCAGGTGGCATCGTTCAAGCCCGGGGATTTGCTTGATCTGGGGAATTCGAGCTTTCTTGGATAGTATGAAGAAGCCCTGAAGGTGCGGGGTGCCAGATTCACCGACTTCCCTTCCGAAGATAAGATAGGAGAAGAGGGGGTCCCCATCCTCGAGTCCGATTTCTTCTCCATGGGTGTGGAGTAGATGTTTTTCATCGTCGGTAGGGTTATTCAACGTAAAGCACCAGTGTTTCGCGTAAGACATTTTTTTTGGTCCAAGATCCGGTTTGTGCTGGGTAATACTAGACCAGCACCAATTTTTGCACGATTCCGAATTTTTTATTATTTAATCATGGTTGTATATAGTATGATGCGCAGGTATGCCCGTCGTAATTACAGGAGAATTGGACGCGCAGCATTGGGGATGGCTGTCCGACGCTATCGCCGTACTTACACTCGTCGTACTCGTTATTTACGTGGGACTGCTGCTGGTCGCATTAAATCTTCAACGGCAAAATCAAAGCGATCATGGGCACGAGCAATGGGAACTGCACTTGTGCCGTCCGCAAGGTCAAAGTACTCAAAGACACAGTACCATGGACAGTTGGGTTTGCGACCAGGAACCAATGGTTCAAAGCGGTTTAAACATGAGGAGAGGAACGTAGAGCTCAACGATAAGACTTTACATAAGTATCCATGTATCGAAGTATTATGGAGCGACGACGACACAGTTATGAATAGACGTGCCGGTCGTTTAGCAGTGGTCAAGGGTGTTAAGCTTCGTGTCTGGTGGACATTAAAGAATTTATCAGAGGCGTCAGTCAAATTTGATGATCCTATTCAAGTTCGTTGGGCTATCCTAAATCCTAAGGATCAGCCACTTGGTACTCAGTCAGACGTCAAAGATACTAATTTTTTTATTAGTGACAGTCCGAGCAATGACGATGCTACAGACTTTCCGCCACAAGGTACATGCTTCCGTTACATGAACAGAAAGATTAATAAGCGTCGTTACGGTGTCATGCAAGAAGGTACATTTGTTATTCAAAATGATGTTGGGTCTAATAATACAAGAATGGATATGCGAGGAAAGAAGTTTTTATCATTATGGCTTCCGATTAATCGTCAAATGAAATGGGCAATCAATACTACGGAACCTTCCGGTAGATTTCCAAACACCAATATTTATTTCTGTTGGTGGTATTGTGCAATGGGTGATAACACAGAGGCCTCTAAGTACGTGGGAGTAAACAATGTTCCGATTGAGTGTCTTCATGAACGAATTACATATTTCAAAGATGCGGATCCACTAAGATAGATCCGCTGCGCGGGGCGCACCCCGAGGGGGACCGCTGCGCAGGGCGCACCCCGAACGCGGGGCGTGGTCATAACTTAGGCATTAGTCGTTCTTTTCGGCGTGACCGCCAGCGCGGGGACCCTTCGAAGTGGATCGGAAACCCTACGGGTTTCCTATACATTCTAACCCCGCA